ATGCTTTTGAGCCAACCTGAACAACTTTGATATTAAGACCACTAGAGGCTAATTCATCAAGTTCTCTTTGCATTTCGGTATGCATAGCCTTATAAGTTGGTGTAGATTTGTAGTTAGGTCGAAACTTTATAATATCACCGGGTAAAAAACCCCCCACAGTATATCGGGAAACCACACTTTCATATATTGTATCAAATTTTTTACCCATAGTATTATTTAGTGATGAGTTAAGAATTTATTATAGTAGTTCTTATTTTTCTAGCATGTCTCATTTTTTCCTTTGATTCATTGGATAATTTCTTACCACTCTGTGCTATACGTTGTCTTTCTTTAGTTTCGTCCGAACGTTTTTTACCTGTATTCGCTAATCGTATTTTTTCTCTATGTTCCTCGGTTAAAGGCTTTCCTCCAGTATCAGTTGAATATTCACATAAATTGTAACCTTTGTCTAAATTAGTAGAATCGAATAGTTTAATATAATATGACTCCCTGTTTAATAATTCATTATTATCTTCAACACTGTTGAAATTTTCAAAAATCTCTAAAATTTCAACTGAAAATTCGTCCCAACCATGTTTTACTATAGCATTTTGTAAAAGGTATCTATTATGTGGGTGTTTGGCACAATTTTTGTGGCGATTGATTCTTTTATATAGATTTGTAGCCTTTCCTACATATGTTTTACCGTTGTTATTACAAATTAATTTATAAATTCCTGCTGAATGTGGATGTTTTATCATTTATATATGTAGTCTAAAAAGTGATTTTTATCTATCTTTCGACTACATATTTAGATATAACTACTTTAAATAACTTTAATTGATAAATAACTTTTCAATTAGTAGATAAATAATCATATGAAGTTCGATAAACTGTTTAAAATAGTCACGGAAGCCAAAGGGACAAAACCCGGAGAACGTTTTTTTAATGCTAGGGAGTCCGATCCAACTAGAACAATGAGTGCGGGGGGTGGTCAACATGTATCTCCAATGGCATCTAGTCCAATTGGAAAGGATTCATATAATCCAGTAATTGAACCCAGAGTCAATAAAGATCCAAGAGACACGGGAGCAAATGCCATATCGACTATAAAACTTTTGGGCAAAGCTTTTCAAGTTTTGAAAAACGATGAAGCATTTCTTGATCAAATGAGGGGGGTGATGAATGGATTCAAGAAAAATCGATATCAAATTTCATCGTATCAGGAAAGTGTTCTTAAAACCAAACCAAAAACCATAGATAATTTATGGGGAGATATTAATAGGTTAATCAAAGTGGTCAATAATCCTCAAATGAGAGAACATCCAGATCACCCCAAATATCTGGAAGAGTTGGAAGAAGTTAAAGCCAGAAAAGATGCCCATCAACAAGAGTTAGACGATGTTCAAGGAGAAGTGGAAAATATAACACTGGAAAATGAAGGGCTGAATGAACAATATTTGGATCAAATGATGTCCATTATTGATAATACCGCTAAAAGATTATACAAAAAACACACCGATGAATTAGACAATAGTGGTGATAACACTCTTCCCACGACAATACCATTACATGAATTGGATTTTGCGAAATTGGAAAAGTCCATAAGTAATGATGCCAAGGCTCAACTACAATTATTGGACATGTTAATATCTGAAGACAAAGCCATCAATCCATTGTTAATATTTTTAAATTTACAGAACGAGAGATATGATGAAGCGAAACAACGCTTCTTTGAAATCAAGCGTGGTGACAATTATAGTGTGACTATTGAACAATTATATGCCAATCTACCATTATTCCAATTAATTAACTATTTTTCCCATGTAATACTAAAGAGTCCAGTTATTAAATTGACCAACAATCAGTCAAAAAGGGCTAACTTGTCTTCCGGTGGGGATTCCATGGTTAAAAAATTAGCAAATGTTAAGACTGAAGCGCAATTCGATAACTTAAAACCCGAATTAGTTGATTACATAAACAATCTTGAAGCTCCAATAACCCAAAAGAATATGTTATTAAAAACTGTAAATGGCCCGTTTATTAGTAGAAAGGGTTCTGCCAATGCTGCGGTGAAAATTATGTCTTCTCTAAGGGCATCAAACATAGACGAGTCATTTGACAACATTTTTGGAAAATTGATCAATGAAAAAACTTGGATAGATGACGATTTTAAAATAGATACTATGGAAGTGCTTTCATTAATCTCCAAATCTAAATAATCTTGTGAATATAAAGATAAAATCCCTTAGACCAGATTCCTTATCTGAAAAATCCTTACAGAAACAATATCTGTATAAGGATCTGGAATTGGATATGGCGTCAGATGTGTATCTAAATAAACAGTTAAATAAAAGGGAGTCTCTGAAAGATCTTGCCGCTATTTATGATATAGAAGCAGTAAAAAATAGTATAGTGACTGCATTTTTAACGGCCCCCGGTGATAAAATTCTAAATCCCACATATGGTATCGATTTACGACAATATTTATTTGAACCAATAGATGATTTCATTATAGATATAATAACAGATGATATCGAGAACAAACTTCCTGAGATGGAACCAAGAGTTCAAGTAATTGGGGTGAAAGTAGAGGGAGACGAGGATAATAACACAATATTTGTGGAATTACAAATAAATGTTCCAACTTTAAATGTGTATGGTATATCCATTAAATCGGAAATAAATTCTAGTGGATATTCTATCCCTTAATCTAAATACTATAGTGGATAATCAGAATTTAGAATATAACTTACCGACTCAAGCATATGTTAATTTTGATGCGCTTTCGTTAAAAGCGTATATGATAGAACAGCTTAATAAAAACGGTAAGTTCACTGATCAAAACTATGAAGGTAGCAATCTAGCGGCGATTCTAGATATTTTGGCATATTATACACATGTGTTAATGTTTTATTTGAATCAAACCTCATCAGAATCAATGTTTTCACAAACAACTATCTATGAAAATATGAATAAGATAGTAAAATTGATTGGATATAAACCAACGGGTAAACAAACATCTCTTTGTCCAATAACATGTTCCACTAATTCTAATTTACTTCAAGGTAGTTACTATATCAGAAAGTATAGTTATTTTTTAGTTGATAATATACAATACAATATATTAAATGATCATACATTTGAAAAAATAACAAATGGGGTGGAAGACATAACATCTATAAATAATCAGGTAGTGTTGTATCAGGGAACGATTAGTGAATATCCAACATATACTGTAATGGGGGATGAATACGAGACATTTCCCATAGTTGTTGATAACTTAGTAAACACAAACGATAACAAGTTCATATCACATGGTACAATTAGTGTATATGTCAAAGAAACGTCTACCGATAGTTGGTATGAATATATAGAAGTAGATTCATTATTTTTAACTAATTCTACAGATAGGGTATATGATTTAAGATTGAACGAGAACGGACACTATGAAGTAAAGTTCGGTAATGGTATATTTGGTAAAAAATTGGAAAAGGATGATCAAGTTTCTGTATTTTATATTTTAAGTGATGGTGATAGGGGTCAAATAAGCAAAGGTAGTATAAACGGTAATAAGTTATTTGTGTATAATAATTCTAGATTCAATGAAATATATGATGATATCACAAACGACAATCTTGGATATCTGATCAACCAGACCTATAGTGGATCATTAACCTTTCGAAATCCATCTAATTCAACGTCATTACAAGATGCCGAAACGGTTGATGATATTAGGGAAAATACTCCAGTATTTTTATCATCCCAACTTAGATTGGTTACAGAATTTGATTATGAAAAATATCTTAAGAAAAGTATACCAAATATTTTAAACGATGTAAAGGTGGTGGATAATAATGTGTTTATCGGGGAATACATAAATTATTTTTATACTATATGTGTAGATCCGAATAAAGTTAATAGGGTATTATTAAATCAAGTTAATTTTGCAGATTCTTGTGATTTTAATAATGTTAATATATTTTGTGTACCAACGTTCACGATATTAGAAGATGAACAATATCCAGATTACTTAAACAACAGTTATAAAACTTTAATAAAAGATATAACCAAAGATAAAAAAATGATATCAAATGAGGTAGTGCCAAGAGATCCTATTTACATGGCACTGGATTTTGGATATACCCAAAATACTGTAAGCAAGAACATATTTAAGACTACTAAATTGGTATTAGTTAGGGAAAAAAATAATAAAAAGAATAAAGAACAATTAAAAAGTCAGATCGTGTCAATTATATTGGATTATTTTTCCCCAACTAATATAAAGTTGGGACAACGTATTGATATGTCAGATTTAACATCTCGAATTTTAGGAATAGATGGAGTTAAAAATCTAAGAACAGTTAATTCAGATGGAAGTATATTAAATGGATTATCGTTTGTTATATGGAATCCTATGTTTGAGGGGGTGGACGAACAATTAATAACACAGACCACAACTATGGAATTTTTCAAATATCCTTATATATATAGACCAAAATCATTAATAAACCGTATTGATATAATAGACGAATAATGGCAACAACATTTATAGACTTTAACGTAATTGATTTTACTGGAAATAATGCACTATCTTCGTACGCATTATCATCCACTCCATTGTTATTTGTTCCAGAATTTCAATTATTCGAGGATCAAACTAATAGAGTGGTTTGGGATTTTGGAGACGATACGTTTTCCAGATCCACATCAGCCTTTAAATACTACACCGTTCCCGGAAAATATTTAATTAAAATGACAGTATATGATTGTAATAATAATTCATTACAATCATATTTTGAGAAAGAAGTGGTGATATATGATTTTATACCATTAACATTCAACATAATTACTACTCCAGATCCATTAACATTTATTTGCGGTAAACCCTCTTCGGAAATGGTGATAAATTCTTATTATCCAGTATACCAAGAACCATTAAATTTATTTTATACTGTTTATAATAGTAATAGTATGAATTATTGGGAATTGGTGAATTATAAAAATAATCATTTATATAAAACTTATAATATGTATGATTTATTTTATAATTTCGGGTTATCATCATATCAATATAGAGAGATTGATATTATCATACCTACCACTACAAAATTATTTGGAAAAATCGAAGGAAATAATATAATTTTATGTAATGGTGAAGAAAATGGGTGTTTTCATGTTGGGTGTTCAGGAACCAAAACCATTTATTATAAAGATGATGAATTATCTAATAGTGTTAAGATATATTTAGCCTTTGATAAAACAAAGTATACTATACCTAGTATTAATGAAAGTATGAATTATCTTAATAATTTAGGTATATCTTTATCTGGAGAAGTTGTATTAAATATTCCGAGTTATTTATCTGTAACTTCAAATGGATTGGATGGGGAAGGATACCCCATCACATCATTCAATATAAATTCAATTAAATTTTACAATACTCAAATACCCTTTGTTGTTAAGGTTAAAGACGGTGAAAATTTCACTATTAAAAACGTAGATGAGTTGGAATTATCAGCCTTAAATATTTCAATAACAACAAGTAATCAATATAATATTTCATCTTTAAATTATACACTATCGGCATATAACCATGGGGGATCTTTTAGAGGATATGTGGAATTTATAAATCTAACCGCTACTGATGTAACAGAAAATGTTATAATATCGGTAGACACAACCATTGTAAGTGGAACTAGTTCGTATTATCTTAGTGGACAATCATCATCATTTGATATATACCCTTCTAATTATTATGATGTGTATAAAATAAATGAGAGCTTTAATCCATCAGAAACATTACGAGATATATCATTTCAGGAAATATTGTTGGATAACGATGTATTATTTAATGATTTTTTTGGAAGCCTATTGGGGAATAAAACTTCCACTCACGAAGGAATTGGACTGAAAATATATGAAAAAATATCTAACTTCACTGACAATAATATCGACTTGGATTATTGTGAATTAGAAGCATTGGAATCATTGTGTCAATATATAGGATATAAT